TCTAATCTAGGAGGATATATAGTGTTGGTATGTTTAGAATAAAAACTTAACTTACCAAATTCATTTATATTTGTTTCTTCAGAACCACTCCTCTTAACTATTATACCGTAGTTAGCTAATGTGCCATCATGCCAATTTTCAACTAAACCTGTAATATCTAATTCTATATCACTTGTTACATTAGAAAAAGATTGAACATGAGAGACTACAGCAGTCGTTCCAAAAAAACCACCTTGTGCACTCCATGTTTCATTAGCAGCAAGCCCGGTTCTATAAGCCCAGCTACAACCATCGGTAGTTTGTGGTAAGTTTTCTAACCTTCCTGTACCAGCAGTCCAGCTTTGACGCAACGGGTGTACAACTAATTTATATTCTGCAGCTACATCTTCTTCTTTTGAAATAAACGCTTTCAAGAAATATTTTAAACTACCTGAATCACTTCCTGTATGTATACCTTGTGCAGATAAAGATGCGGATATTGCTGCAGTATCGAACTGTATTACAGGTCTTGATAACATTAGATCACCACCAGAGCCGGATACTATTTTTATAATATCCATTATCTCATCCTGACCTGTATTAAGACTTGCTGTAGCTTGATACAGTGTTGCGGTTTTAGTTGGAAATATTGTCTTTATCATAATTATCCCTAATAGCTTACTACCTTACCTTTAATATCTGTATCTGGATTTTTAATTTCAAAACAAGAAGGATCTAACGACGGATATATTACATCTTTAAATGTTGCTTCTTGTAAGTTGTATCTATGATCACTATAACCATCAAGTGAACCAAATTTATTATCTACTACTACATTTACTACTGATTGTACACCTTTGTTGTCTGCAAGGCATAAATAAATATCTTTAAATTTTATCGCAGAAGAAAAAGATAGATTGTTAGTGTTATATTTAGTTTTTAACGAATTAATACATTTTAATAATACCTCGTTAGAATTATATCCTGGTGTTACTGTTATTTCAAATTCAATACCTAAATTAACTATATACCCATCTTTAATATTAATTGCATCTGTCATTAATCTATATTGTGATAAATATGTTCTTAAATTTTCTTTTGCAGCTGTTGGTAATGTAGCTAGCTTTCCCTGTGCATTGTAACTTAAGACATATAAATTGACAGCAAGTGGATTATTTACAGATATTTCATCTGGATGCATTTGTTCATCAGATGCTACATAAGCTTTAGCTATAGATCCAAACTTTGATGGTATACTTAATGTTCGTATAATATAATCTTCTCTAGTTACCATTCTATTCTGCGCATAGTTATTACCTAAAGCATTTTGTCTAACCGACTCTAAACTTTCTACAGTTGCTCCACCAACAGCTGATTCTGGATTTTCTACATACATTGAATCTATTACTGTTTGTCTAGTACCTGAAATTAAATTACCAAGAGGATTGAAAGTAATATTTTTTGAATCAATTGTTGATAAACTATCAGCTGATACATTTGCTTTTAATCCGTATCCGTGAATATAAGTTATAGTTAGAGTAGTATTGGATGGTGCGATACCATATGTATCAGTATATAAAAAGTTAGCAGGGTCAAAAGAGCTATCGAGTGTTGTTACATCATTAGATAAATTACTACCTATATTGTTTGGATTAGGGATAATTTCTTCATCACTAGTAGTTGAGCTTATACCGCTACCGAATTGTAATTCCATCCTATCTTTTGGAGATACCTTTGTTACAAATCTTCTATCTACCTTTTTTAATTTTAATATATAAGGTACACTATTGGTGTCACTACTCATATATGGATCATTTGATACACTATTTACACTTTCATCGAATACCGTTTCTTGAGCTAAATATTGTACTTCTGTCCAGTCCATCCCATCAGAATCTACAACCGATTCAATTGATTGCACTTTATTATCATTAATTGTTAACTTTAAATATTCTTGTGCAGCACCTACATTTATTGTTTGCTGTCTTGCTTCACCACTCTGTGCTGAAACAGTTTTTTTGAATAAATAGTATTCAGGTAATCCAGTTGAACCATTTGTTTGATATTCTGTTATTTCTACAGGATCGCTTGAACTTGATACAGCAAAATCTACCGGTGCAATTGTTCTAAATTTTATACCATCAGTTGAACTCACTACCATGCCCTGTTCTACTACAGGTGCATACATTAAGTCAGGTTTTACATCTGCACCTGTACCTGTACTTGGTACAAGCATGTAAATGTTAAGTTTCGTTGTAGCTGGTGTTGTAAGTCTAGGTTTATACCCAAAAGCTTGGGCAAGTGCATACACATTTTTCTTTTCTTGTGCTTCGTGCAGCATTGTTTCTTTCATAGCATAATCTGTGTAGTATGAAAGTACATCACCTACATAAGCAGCCATTTCAATAAACATTGTAGATGGTGATGCAGCTGAAAAATCTTTTACTGTTTGTGGAAAATAATTTTTTGCATGTTCAATAAGGTTTTGTTTTAAACTTACAAAATCTCTTGAAGTATACCTTACATCTTTTTTACCATTACTATTATATGTTGCCATTTTACACCCTTACAGTTAAATTAAGTACGTTTTCTGCATCCCAACCATCAACAGAATAATTTATAATTATAGTCACTCTCTGCCCATCAATATCACTCTCAACTATAACATTATCTATATTTACAGCTGGCATCCATTCTTGCACAGCACTCCTGATAGCTAAGGTAGCTGCTTCCTTCATTTGCTCTTCTTCTAGTGGTTCAAATAATAAATAATATAAATCACTACCAAATGTAGGTTGCATTGGTCGCTCACCCTTCATTGTTAATATTAGATTACGTAAATTATCGTGTACCTGAGCTGTTGTAAGATAATTTTGCTTTTGTGTACCAACAGTTAATGGAAAACTAATACCAATAGGTGTGTTTTCATCTGTATCTAAAGGATATATTTTTGGTACTAATCTCGCCATAATCTACTTTTTGAATCTCTGTACTAGTTTACTATAATCACGCGTGAGTGCTTTTGTAACAGATGGATCGATTTTCGATGCATCTACAACTTGACCACTATGCCCTTGAAAAGCTGTAGGTGCTTGTTGTTGACCAAATCCATCTTGCATTGCTGCAAACCCTGCTCTAGCATCAGCACTATTAAATGTTTTCATTGTTGGATAATTTTCTGTTTCAGTTTGTGTTAAAGCCTCTGTTAACGTTAATTTTTCTTGTTTTGATTTTGTTTGTTCAGCAAGTACACTACGTACTTCTTTCTGAACTTCTTCACGTACAATTTTCTTAATAACTCTCGCTAAATCTTTTACTTTCATGATTCTCTCCATAGATATAGTATATATTATAAATATACAACAAATACTATTTCTGCTTTAATTGCATTATTTTTTGTTCTATATTATTAACATTCTGTTCTATCGCTATACTTTTTGAATAATAATTATTCCAATCTGGTACTTTTGTTGATAGTGCTGTTGTACCAATACCAGGTACTATAAATGTTTGTGATATAGAAGTAAGTGATAGACTTTTTACCGTTGCTGCAATACTCTTAACTTCTGTAACTAACTCACTAAAGCTATCTAAAACCTTATCAACATCATGAGCCCATGATTTTGTAAGAAGCTGAATAGATTTATTACTATTTAGTATAATATCATCGTTTCTTGAAGCTAAACATAATCTATCACTATGCAATATTATTTGTGCTTTAGAATACTTTACCCTACTACTTTCTAATTCAGAAGGAAAGGGTGCTTTAAATGGTACTTGTATATGCTGATTGCTTGTTAGATATATTGACGCTTCATCAACCTCTATATCTTCTGTATGCATGTATCCATTACGGATAAGTATTATTGGAGTTGCAACATTTTCACTACTATGTTGAAATCCGTTTGGTATTTTTTCATTTGTACCAGCAAATCGGATTGTTGAACCATACCTTCCCTGTATTGTGTAATCACCTTCATATACATCAAGTGAGCGTACCGTGTTAGGTCTTGGTTTAAATATATTACCTGTATGAATTGTGCTTGTACCTTTTTCGAAAGTACGTGCTTGTGAGTTAAGCATATAATTAATTTCACCTCTATATACAGATGGGGGTACAATGCCTGTATAGTAGAATTGATCATCGACAGGATCTTTAATTAAATGAACTCTTTCATTAGGAACGGGTGTCATAAAGTTATAAGGATTAAATGGTAAAGCCGTTGACGCAACTTTAGTACCATCCTCTGTTTTTACCATTATTGCTATTTCACCTAAACTAGTTTTTTCTTTATCATAAATAACAGACATAACATCACCCATTGTTGAATCAGAGCGTTGATCTGTGGTTCTTTCTCTGTAAGGTGTACTTAACTGTACACTTCTATGTTTGTTTAATGGTGATGAAAATCTGCTCACTGTCTAACCCCTACACGCCCTACTTCAGCTATTAATTGCTCTTTCTCTGCTTCTGTTAACATTAAATTATCACCATCACCGCCAGATCTATTTTGTGCTTTTTGCACTATTGCTGCCATTTTAATAAGTGCTTCATCATTTTTCACAGCTATTTCCATATAATCTTTAATAAGTGGTACTATAATTACTGCATCACCAATATTCTTAATCATTGGTTTAAGTTCAGTAATAAGTATTTGTATTTGAGTTTCCTTTCTAGTTGAATTTGTATATATATCCTTTAACAAACTCTCAAAAGTTTTACCTTCAAATATTTCATTTGCTTCTTCCATATGTTACTCCGTATTAATAAATATATTAAAAAACAAAAAGCGCCTGGATTAGCAGGCGCTTTCTTAAATATATATATTTTTTCAAAAACTACTTTTTCACGAAAAATGAAGTAATAATTACTAACACAACTAAACCTACAAACCCACCTTCACCAAGTGAAGCTACAATTGCAGATAAGTTAGTAATTACGTCCATTCCAAATACAGTTGTGCCAGTTAGCACTTGCCACAGGATTGTTATTGGCAATACTGCCATCATAATAGTCATAAGACCACCAAAAAATCCTGTTACGTATTTCATTACTGAATCCATAATATTCTCCTTAAATTAATTCTATTTTGTGGCACAATTGCCGTGAGAGTACTCTCTTCTCATTTATAACCTTTACCTTTATTTATATAACCATTTTATCTATAATACATATCAGGCGGGCTATCTTTCCTTATATAATAGATACATTCTTTTATATTCTTTCTTTAGTATATTTACAACACGTGTTATATATTGCGTTTTTACATTAACCATTTCACGAACCATAATATAAAGTGCTTTTTTGTTATACGTTTCAATATTTTCACACCTTTTAAATATTTCTAAAACTGCATAAGCAATAGGTATATCCCTCTTATACCGTATAATCGTGTCAATATTTTTTTCACAATGTTCAACAAAAATATGGAAAAAATCTTGAATCTCACTTGTGTATTCATTCTTTATTATTTCATTAGTTACATTACGTTGTGTATCAATTGCAAGTACAGGAGCTTTAGCTTTCTTTCTATTATAGTGTTTATAATTATTTTGTATCAAGTAATTTTTAGCAACTATAGAGAAGTAAGAAAATGCTTTACCCTTTTCTTTAGAATATTTCGGTAATTTTTCTAATATAAAAGCTATAACTTCATGCTGTACATCTTTAGTTACTGCATCAAAGTGGTAAAACTTATACCTGTGAATTAAACTCTCGGTCATTTTTTGTAACGGCTTATGTATATAATCATTATAAACTTTGTTTCTCAAATGTTGACTCTCTTCAGCAGTATACGCTATAATAGCATCCTCTGTATCTTGAGTGAAGTATAATTTATTTTTTCTAGGTCTACCTCTTTTAGGTTTAGCAGCTTGTGATAACTCTAGTGCTTCTTTAATTCTGTTCTTCTCTATATTCTCATAAAATAAATTAACTGGACTATTCATTATCTTGTTTCTCTTTATTATTATATTTAGTATCAAAACTTAATATAATGTCTCTAATACCTGTAAATACTGTACCAACCTCATCATCACTCTCAAACATACCTTTGCTATCTATTTCAGATATTTTGTTTTGAACAGCTTTCAAATTATTAATAAACTCTTCTACATCTACAGATACACTTGTAAGTTCATCATCAACCTTTTCTATCTTGCGAAGTAAATTGCCTATTGTAAAGAAACATATTAAAACAACAATACTTAATATAACTATTGTCGTAATCATTTAGTGTCTCCAAATAAATCTTTAAATAAATCTTTAGCAGAATCATTAGCACCACTTACTGTTTTATTATTATAAGCTTTACGAGCTACCTTTTTAGTTTCTTTAATAGCTGTTGAGTTGCTTCCTTTCCACGTTTCATACTCTATTTGACTAGCCATATGATCAGCGTGATGAAGTATAATAGGTAAATTAATTCTCATTCTAGATTCTGGTCTAAATGCTACAAAATATGGCTTATTAGAGTCGTCGTATAAACCATCATGCAGTTTAATACCCATCATTTCATTCTGATTAAATGTTATGCCAAACTCGTTAAGTAATAATAAAGATCTATCAGGTACAGACATAAAAGGTATATCAGGATTTATTTCATAAATCTTACCTTGATTTTTTCTATGCCATTCCGATGGATTAGGTTTATACATTTCAAACTCTTGAGTACCTACTTTACCTAAATCGTGATTAAGTGCAGCAAACATTAGCTCTTCATACGTATATCCTGAACAATCAGATCCCATATCTTTCCATGAATGATATACTTTATGTGCACAATCCATTACTCTAATAATATGATCAACATAACCGCCAGCAAAGCAATTATGGTAATGCTCAAAGCTTGACGCAGGCATTAACATCATTCTATCTTGAAAGAATTCATACATTTCTATAAGTTTCTTTCTACGTGGGTCTGAGAAGTTGCCGTTAATTTTACTTATTAGCGTTTCCCAATTTTCTACTATTTTATTTTCATCTAGATGCATATGCTTCCTCTAATTTTAATTCTACTTTATTCCAATACACTTGTGTTGCTCGCTTTTTATAACCACGCGGACCACCATTCCAACATCTTGCCATTTCTTCCGCTGTAGTTAAATTATAATAATTACAATATATGTTAAACATTTCAATAGATAACTCTCTATCCCATCTATCATTATATGAATAGCGTGTACTAGATTTTTTTCTTTTTAGTATACGATTAACATCATCAACCATTGTTTGTCTAATTTGTAAACATCCTACAGCATCTTCAGGCTCACAGTAAGCGTTATCATTATCACCACTCTCTACAAAAATTATAGCATCAATAACTTCTTTAATCTCTCGTTTAATTTCGTTATACTGATGTTTAATATCATATGTTTCTAATCTATACTCAAGTGTATCAATAGTAATTTGTAAACTATCTATCGTATACTTCTGTACTTGATTGCGCTGTTCTAACATCTCATATCTTCTCTCATAATCAACTGCCATAATCGTAAAATATATTGATGCTAAAAATATGATAGCAATCATTAAGAACATTTGTGTACTATCTTTCATATTTAATCGTTTAAAATTTCTTTACCTAGCGCAGGTTCTATATTATAATAAGTATTTAATGTATCTAACTTATCTCTACCATTCGTTAAATTATCTAACGCTTTAGATGCTTCTTCTAAAAAATGTTTTGACGTATGCTCACCAATTGCTGTTGCTTTTTCAAAACACATATCTAATGTAAGTAACGCCTCATTTATTTCAGACTCACATTCGCTCTTTAATGCTTTATATAATCGTTCTTTATGACTCATAAATACTCTCCTATTATTTAATTTATATAAATATAAGAAAAAAATATTGTATTTCCAACTACTACTTAATAATTTTTTGTAATTTTTTAATTTTAGAATTAATTAACCTAACATCTTTTTTATATTTTGCTTTTTTGAGATCTTTTTTTAGCTTATGTATTTCAGCAAATGCATCTGATTTAATACGCTGCTTCTGACTCTTTGTAAGTTTAGGTTTTGAATCTTTTGGTTTTATAACTGTTGGTTTAAGAGTACCTTTCAGGTCAGGCTGCTCTTTACCTTTATGGTAAACATTTCCATCTTTATCTACAAATTCCTTCATAAACGCCCACCCTCTTGGTCGACCAGTTGGTACGTAACCATATGATGGTTTAAATGGAAAGTCTTTTTCGAAGTTCTCTGAAACACATATATAGCAAGTAACGGCTTGTACATCGCTTCCTACTTTGGTGGATGTACCACACACTTTACATTCCATGTGTAATTCACCATCTATAACTTCTGTTTTATATTCAATTTTTGCTTTCATATATTAATATATATTAGTTTAAAAAAGATACAGTTATGTTTTTTCAATTTATTTTATTATAACCATTTATCAATTATTAATTTTGTTCATATTAAATACATAACTATGTATTGTAATACCATTATGTTTTTTTATTCTATGATCATAAGTACAAGAATTAGAAATCATAATTCGCTCTTTAAATTTGTCTAAAGCATCTAAATTAGATGAACTAACAGCTATATAACCATCTAAAATTTCAACTTTAGTAACCGGTTCTTTTATATACATATCATCTGAATGGAGCTTTTTGCCATCTGCAGCCCTATAAATATATTTATCTATATTGTTATCTGTTATATTTGATAACCAGTAGTAAAATTTCTCTGGTGTTTTATATAGTTTTTTATCCTTACTGTGTAACATATTCCATAACATATTTGGATTTGTTGCAGCAAAATCTTCCATATGTTTTTCAAATATCTGTAGATCTTCTTTAGTAAGTGTTTGTAAGAATTGTATGATCGATTCCATACGTTCCATACCTTCATGTTCCATACCACCGCTACGTATTGCTCTAGATACACTCTCTAACATAAGTTTATTCATCTCATAACTATACCCTTCATGAAACTGTTCAACCTCTTCTTCAGAGTACTGGAACAGTGTATCTGGTAGTGACTTATCAAATAAGTCATCTATATCTAATGAGCCATATGTTAGTTGTTCAATCATTTTTTTCTTTATACTTAACCTCTATCCTCCGGGATTTCTACGACATGATCCCTGTTTGTCGTTTGGTATGAGTGCCTATCTAGGCAGCCATCGCCATTTCAACTTGTTCGCCAGTTAAACGCGGTTGACCTTCCTTATACCCTTACTACCTGTCAATACCATTCATCCCCATATTGTAAGTTGTCACTTGGTGGAGATGCCGGGAATCGAACCCGGGTCCAGATTAGCAGCTAATACAAGTACTAGCGGTCAAATATAAATATCTAGTTATCTTTCAAAATCTTCTGGATATTTAGATGTTTTTTATAAATTTTATTAACAATCTTTTTTTGATTTTTTGTTATCTGATTAGTAGATATTATAATTGATTTAATATTAAATATTTTATTCTTATCATTACTATATTCAGATTCAGAAAAATTGTTATAACCTTTTGCTTTTTTTATATTATCTTTTATGAGAGAGATAACAGACATTAACTTCTCTATCTCAACTACCATATCTATATTTTCGAATGCAGCGAATATATTTTGTATAGCACTTGCTTGTTCAGGATTTCGTTTACCTATATCTCTCAAAGCTTCTTCCTGCTCTTTAAGTTTTAGTAATGCATCAGCTAGATATGTTAATTTCTGTTCTTCTCCCATAGTATTCCCTAATAATCTATTATATTATATATTAATAATTATTAATTCTTTTTATATTACTTATTAACATTATTACTAATATTATATAATATACTTAATATAATAAATTTTTTGCAGAAAGGCAACTTTTTCACTAACTTTATTTAGTTGATATTGCATGAGCCATATAATCTTTAATACCGGCATGAGAGTTAGTCCTCCCTAATCGCACACCTACATTGTGCGCATGCTGAGCATCCCTCAGAGTTTCTATAATACGATTACTTTCTGAAAAGGTAAGTTCGTGGAATTTATCTCCAATAAAGATCTTACCGATAACTGGACCCTGTGAATCACCTTCTGGTGTTCTATCCCAATCATGTTCAAATCTTATTGATCCCCAAACCTTGCCATAACGACCCGGGTTAAAAGGTTTCTTCTGATTGTGCTTTGTTTTTGGTGCTTGTTTTTGCCAAGCGTGTTTTTGCTTTCTATTGTAAGCCATTTTGTTTTAGCAGTTAAGCTGCAAGCTATTTATAGAGGTGTTATTAAAATTTAATCTTGTCTCGGAGAATTGCACACCTCTCATACTCTTCTCGTTCGACGTAGTGCTCTATCATTTTATTAAGCACAGAGCGTTGCTTCTTTTTTACACCAGGTACATGTTTCTGTATACCATCTTGTATAATACCTTCATAAAGATCATCTATTAAACATCCAATTAAATTGTGAGTTAGACTCTCTAAATCTTCTATTGTTATTTTACGACCATTTATATACATATATACGTATTTATTTTTTCTATTAGTTCCTTATCAGTACCACCATTCTGAAATATTCTTAATATTTCTGCTGACTCATCATCTGTTATAATGATAGCATCTGGTGAATCTAAATATGATCGTACTTCTTCAATACCACCATCTTTAAATCTTATCTTTAAACTCTCTATATTTATCCAACGTTTATGAAATCCCATAACCTCACTCATTAATATTTCCAATTTTTGAACGCATGTAAAATCTCATTATCTACAGGTTCTATTTCTAATTCTTTTACCACTTCTTTAGGGGTAGGATTAAACGTTTCTAATATCTCTAATATTTGTCTACGTTGAATACCCGATATAATCTCATCCTTATAAGCTTCGTGTACTTTCTTAATTGCATATGGTTTAGTATCTAACCATAACATAGCTTCCTTCAATACTCTTTCGAAGTTAGCTCTAGTATAATCAGGTAATCGTCTAGGAACACGTTTAGGAGTCTTCGATAACTCTGATGGTTTAGTAGCAGGTATATTTTTACTAGCTCTATATAAGCTAGATCCGAATCCAGTTCTACCTTTAGCATCCAATCTTTTAAGATACTCTTTAGTATCTTTATTCTTGATAACTTCTATCTCCGAGTAAGTAGTCTTACCTGATATGATAGTTCGAACATAATTACGTTCTACATCAGAACACTTAATACAAGTTCTAGTATCAGGTAAAGCTTTTACTCTTAACGGGTTTATTTCAACACTACATTTACAACAATTCATAACTAAATATAAGAAAATTAATTTATATATACAACTCTATTGTATGTTTTCTGACTCGTTAGCCATCTCCATATCCAACTCCTTAGAACAAGGAATAGATTCATAACAAGCAGGAGAAATTTTACTTTTAGGATCATGAGCCTCATGGTAATCAAACTTCTCACCTCCATGACCTAACATCATAAATTTAGTTCTAGGAAGTAGTCCTGAAAAACATCCATAAGAGTATTCTTGATGAATAGAATAATTTTGCATCATATCTAATTCGTTTCTGAACTCTTTATCAACATTACTAATAGTATATCCAGATCCATAACCAGAAAAGCAAACTAGTTTTTGAAGTTTAACGATATCTGAATCATCGCTAATTATATCCCAAGGAGTATCCATATCAAACTCAGCAAACTCTTTAAGTAGTTCATTCCACTTATTAAGGATATTAGTTTTCATTTCAGTAGCAACCATATCATTATGATCGTACATTTCTTGTGAGTGAGGTTTAGTAATCTCGATTCCGTATTTTACCTCGGCAGGTTTTTTTGCTCTCGCCATAGTGTGTTATTTTAATTATTTATATATAAATATAAGAACTTTATCTCGGGTTTCCAACTGTTTACACGAAAAGTTTTTCACGAAGTCTAGTTATATGTTTACATTGAGTATTACGTCTGAACTGACCCGCTGGACAATCACATGAGAACGTCTCTCTTACAACGTTACGAGTGACTATATAGTAGTTACGCTTACCAGTTTTCTTATTGAGAGAACCCATCTCTCGGTATCTTGCCCAAGGATTCTCTTGTCTCATTCTATCTATCCAATCCATTCTTTATATTATCTTTTTATTTATAATATAAATATACGAACAATATCTCGGGGAGGCAACTGTTTAGGGGGTTATTTTTAGAGGGGAGGGGGGAATTGGTGAGCGAAGCGAACGATGCGCCTACGCAAGTGCGAGCAAAAATACCACTATCATTAATGCTACATAGATCACGGGAGTTACGTCTAGTTTGTTTTCCATGTATATAAATAGAAAGAGTGGAGGTGTAACATATTAAGACAATATTAATTTTATATTAAATCTATATTAAGCAAGATACTCACCTACTTCAGAGATGGTAGGATAACGTGTACGTAAATGACACTCATCACACTCCCACTTGTAACTTGACTCATCGGCAGACCATCTTATAGTTTCGGTCTTATGTGTACATCGCTTCTGTATTGACTCCAGCTCCTTTTGAAGGTCTGATTGTGTACGCTGGATATCATCGGCACGTGACATGTTAGCAGGTTATTGGTACTGTCGGTCCTGTTTTACATGGATCCGGTGTTATCTTTCGTTCAACATAAGTACATGTGTCTCCGGCATGGAAGCCTTTCTCTAGTAATAGCGGTAACGATTCGGGTAAGCACCAGGCATACACTACATGGTCTGGGTAAGTGTTGGTGATATACAACCAACGAGTCTCCCAAAGTGATCGGAATACACCATGTCGTCTTCGATTCGGATGTACCCATGCATCTAGAAACTTGATCCTTCGATCAGGTTCCAATTGCATGAATATGTGACCTACGGTCTGGCCATCTTCGATAGCCAACCATCCTTGCAGTCCTTGGGCATTTGATCGGAAAGGTGTTATAGTGTGCACTTGTTGTCTCCATAAGTAATGTATACTAATACATATCATGTATCGGGTTAAACAATGGGGCTATAGCAGAAAAAAATTGCCTCAACAGACACATCAGTCACCCCCCACTCAACCAAAAAAAAATTCTATGATTTACCTTTAATTATTCATATACACGGAAAGCCCAGACACCTCCGAGCTCTCCTACACACTATGTTGGGACCCTTACTCGGCGGTCTCCTCTCCCTCTTCTATATTAAATAGATCATCTGTATTGGCATCCGTTGGAATATACTTCTGAACGATCTGCTTAACAAATGTTCTCTCGCTATCTAGACCTCCTGCGTTGTCATACTGTGGGTATATAAGTACCATGGCAGACTCCTCTATAGTAAAGCCATCATATATAAGTCCTGCCATCTCAACTGATGCACGTGTCGATATATGTGTACTAATACGTGGTGCTTCTGTCGACATCTCTGTACGTGTGTCGGCAACTATACCACTGATAGCATCTATTGACTCTGTATCTAGATTAGGATAAAGGTATCGCAAAAGCTCAGCTTCCTCGATCTGCCCTAATACATCCATCTCTACTATAATGAATCGGTCTACCAAAGCTCTATCCATTACCCTAGTGGCCGTATACTCATTTCCGATATTCGCAGTAGCAATGAAGGTTACTCCTTTTGCAACTTTAATCGTAGGAGCACCTTCCGCCTCATCTAGTCGTAGATACCTTTGCCCTTCATCTAACACAGTCATTAGTATATTGTGAGCCTCAGGATGGGCTCTTGAAAGTTCATCAAGCAGAATAACAGCATTCTCAGTCTGGATAGCTTTCACGAATAATGCCTCTGAGAATACAGTCCCATCTTCTTTATTGAAGTGGGTATTACCTATAAGTGTAGCACGTGGATCCTGCGTTGCACCGAGGTTGAAATAGAAGTCCGGTCTCTCTAAAGCGTTCACAACAGACTTTGCAGCCATAGTCTTCCCGCATCCCGCTGGACCAGTCATCATAATATTCTTACCTCGCATAGCACAACGCATAAGGTACTTCCACTTGATATCAGTCATCTTCATAACTTCAGGACGAAGCTCTGGTGACTGCTGAATAAATTGCATTAACTCGGCTTGCTCTACCGGTACGTCTACAGGCACATTAGCGTCGTTAATCATACGGTCGATAGTCTTGTTGTCAATTTTAGACCATTTACCATTCTCTAATACAAAACTCATATCGTCATCAAACGCTTTCTGAGCTGTATTTTTCCATAATGTAGGATAATCCTTACCTGCCGTATTAAACGGTATAACATTATCCTTTGAATCTAGAGCTGTTAAGGTGCCCTCTACCTTTAAAATCTTTACTAACATAGTGTGTGTGTGTTTTAATTAATTATACTTAAATATACGAACAATTTTACAATATTCCAACTGTTTCCCCAGTTATTTTTAAGCTACTTCAATCATAGTTTTAGGTACATTAAATATACCTCTAGCACCGAAATCAACTTTACATTTAGTTCTGTTAATCTTAACTAATTTTCCAGTCAAGCCGACTACTTTATGATGATCAACTTTGATAGACATACCTGGTCTCAATGTATTGATAGTCCCGTACGCTCTCATCTGTATCTCATTATTGAGCTCTCTTCTTATTTCTTTTAATTCCGCTGTGCTTAATTTTTTAAAATCCATGTGTGTGTTATGTATTAATCATTCGAGCAATATCGCTCTC